CACTAACAAGCAACAACAATGATGGATGGCCCGCATGAACATTTTGCAGAGACTTTTCCCAATACGATTCACCTCCCCCGTCGAGTACATCGACATGAGCCGGTCGGTCCTGCGGGGCGCGGGCCACTACGGTGCCGAGCCGTGGCCGTTTAACTACGACGCCGCGATGATGCAGGTGCGGGGCTGGGTGTACCGCTGCGTGTTTGGCAACGCGTCAGCAGCCGCATCGGTCCCGCTCCGCATGTACGTCCGCAAGCGATCGGCGGCGCAACTCAAGGGCATGGGTCGGGTCAAGGCTTACAACGCTCGCGGGGTGGGCATGGCGCGGCGGAAGTATCTGGACGGCGCGATAGGTCACCGCCCGTCGGGCGCGGTCATGCGCAAGGTCGCGGAGTTCGGCGGCGACTTCGAGGAGGTCACGGATCATGTCGTTCTGGACGTGCTCCGGGGGATCAATCCGTATATGAACGGGTTTGATATGTCGCTCTTCCGCTTCGCGTGCCAGGAGGTGACGGGCAACGCTTATCATTTCGTTGTGATGGACGACGCGATGGATCGCCCCTCGGAGCTGTGGCCGATGCTCCCGCACTGGACGCGGGTGATTCCGGGCGAGCCGGAGTCGGGCGACTTCATCCGGGGCTACACCTACGGAAGCAACACGGTCAACGAGCGCCCGCTTGGCGTTGAGGACGTGCTTCACTTCCGATCGTCGCCCGGCTTTAGTGGCGGCGGGTGGGGTTGTGCGCCCGGCAGCCTGTATTACGGGCTAGGCAAGGTGGAGGCCGCGTGGTCGGTGCTGGGGCTCTCGGCGTCCGAGCGAACGTATCAAAAGGCGCTGTTTGATAATCATGGTCGGCCCGATTACGTCGTGTCGATCGAGGGCGCGGGGCAGGAGGCGGCCGAGCGGGTCGATGCCCGCATGGGCCAGATATTTCGGGGTGCTCGCAACGCGGGCAAGTGGCTGACGGTGGGGGGCAAGACAACGGTGACCCCGCTCCAGTTCACGCCGACCGAGCTAGGGACGACGGAGGGCGTGCTTGAGGAGTTGGCGGGCGTGTTCGGGTACCCGATCACCAAGCTCAAGGGCAACGACCCCAACCGCGCCAACGCCGAGACGGGCGACGCTGGCTGGATGAAAGACACCATCCTGCCGATGCTTCGCGCCGACGAGGAGGCACTGAACCAAAATGGATACCTCGGGCTGTTCGGATCGGGCGCGTTATTGGACGATGCGTTCCTCGCGTATGACGATCCGGTGCCGGAGAACCGCGACGCGGCGCGGAGTGACGCGCAGGTGTTCGTGGCGGGCGGTATCCGCACCGCCAACGAGATGCGCGAAGAGCATGGCGGCTTGCCTCCGATCGCCGGTGGTGATGTCCTGCGGGTCAACGGCGTCTCGGTCGAGGCTCTGGACCGGCAGGCGGAGGCTACGGCGTACACGCCCATGTTTGGCGGGTCGATGGTGCCTCGCACGACAGAAGAGGGTGCCCGCAATCCTCCGGCCTCGCAGATCACAGATTCAGACGCTGTAAAAAGCGTTGAAATTCTCGCCGAATCGGTGAAGGCGATGCTCGATCAGGCCAGCGTCCGCTACAATAGGGGCGATGATGGACCCGACACCAGAAACCGACGCCCTGATCCTGCTGCTGACGATGATGAAGGTGGATCAAAACACGCTCTGGAAAATGGAAGCGATGACGGTCACCATGCCAAACGGGGAGACGCTGACGCTGACGGCGGACATCCAGATACAGCCGCCGGCGCCGGAGGGCACGGAACACGCGGTGGAGATGAGCCTGATGGGCAAGGCGCTGGTGGAATCGCTCCGGCGGAGGTAGAAAAGGCCGCGTCGACGGTCGAGCCTGAGTTTTCCGCAATTGCGGAAAAACCGGCCAGCAATCTCCAAAAACACACTATTGAGCCCGTCGACAAGGCCGACACCAACGCGGCCGAGAGCCACGGCGACGACGACTGGCCCGAGGAAACCAAGGCCTACCGGCTGAAGGTCGAGGGGATGCCCGCCGACTTCAAGGCGTTGGGCGATACCGGCGAGGGTGAGGCGGGCGACACGGTACGCAACGGCGAGCCAGACACGCCCGCGATCCGCATGTTCAACGCGATCGCGGCGGTGTTTGAGGCGCAGTTTGACGCCACGGTCACGGTGCTGCGTGGCGGCGAGGGTAAGGCGTGGTCGCGGCGTAAGGCGAACGGCGACGACGCTGCGCGAACGATCGAGATGCTGGCGTCCGGCAAGTGGCTAGACATGATCGCCGAGGCGCTGCGTGAGCCTGTGGGTGCCGCGCTCGCTTCGGGTGCCGAGGCGGGTATCCAGCGCATCGGGATCGAGGCCGCGTTTGACGTGACCAACCCGCGTGTGGCGGAGTCGCTACGCAAGCGAGTGCTTGAGCTGGCGGGTGACATCAACCGCGTGACGGTGGACCGCATCGCCCGGCAGATCGCCGACGGGCTTGATGCGGGGCTCACGACCCGGCAGATCGCCAACAGCGTTCAGGAGGCATCGGGTGAGATCGGTCGCAAGCGCGCCGAGACGATCGCGCGAACCGAGTCGGCCAACGCTTACGTCGATGGTGAAGTCGAGGGGTGGAAGGAGTCGGGGGTGGTGAGCCGGGTTAAGTGGCTGCTGGCCCCCGGCGCTTGCCCGATATGCAAGGCGATCGCGGCGCGGCATCCCGAGGGCGTTGAGGTCGGGTCCAATTTTGTGGACAAGGGCGACTCAATCGGGACGTCGGAGGGATCGTTTACGGCGGGCTATAAGGCGATCACGGGGCCGTCGGCGCACCCGCGTTGTCGGTGCGACCTGTTGCCTGTTGTGGAGACTGATTGATGGCAAGCAACCCCAAGCCCGACAGGTCGCCATCGGGCAAGGCCCGCGAGCACCGCATCGTGAGCCGGTGGGCGGGGCCGGACGGATCATCGGACGCGGCGATTGATGCCCACCAGAGGTTGATAAAGATGGCGCTATCGAAGGCCCACCACCGGGCGAGATGGCAGACGGCGCTGGAGAGCAGGATGAAAAACCCGTGGAGGTACGCGGGGCTGGGCAGGATCGCATCACGGAAGAAACCGCGTGTCTGACAACTGGCTCGGAAAGAACAATTACCAACAGGAAGCAACCCAAATGACAACAGCAACAATTAACCCGGACAAAACCGCCGCGTGGCTCGATCGCGTCAAAAGTGACGTGGCCTCAAAGTTCGGCGAGGACGCGTCCGCCCTGCACATCAAGTCGATGGACGGGCGATTCAAGGCCGAGACAGACGCCGACCGCTTCACCGCTACGATCAGCAACGCCCGCATCGACACCGACCGCGAGGTCTTGCTCCCGTCGGGCATGATCTCCACCCGGTTCGAGCGGAGCGGACCGGGCTACTTCATGCACGACTACTCACGCCCCCCGATCTTCGTCCCGGCGGGCAAGGTTGGGTTTGACGGCGCGAACCTGACGTGCTCGGCGCGGTGGCTCTCCAGCGACCTGGCGAGGGATGTCCGCGAGTTCGTCGAGGTCATGGACGCCGAGGGCAAGGCGGCGGGGGTCAGCGTCGGGGCGATCTACCGGGAAACTCGCAAGCCCACCGCGAAGGACCGCGATATGTTCGGCGCTGACGTCGAGCTGGTCGTCAGCAAGTGGGAGCTGCTGGAGTGGTCCATCGCCCCGATCCAGGCGAACCCCGACGCGATGGTGTCACGCATCGGTAAAGCGATGTGCAAGTCGCTGTTCCCCGGATGGAGCCCGCCCGCGGTGGACATCACCGCGGATGTCGCCTCGGCACGGGCGGTGATCGCCAAGGCACACCAGAGGCGGTGGGAGGTCGTCTCGGCGCGGCAGGCCGGGATCAAGGCGAGGGCGGATCTGGTGGCCCGTCGCAAGCGCGTCCAGCGTGAGTCTATGCGGATGGCGGCACGCCTCGTCGCCGCCCGGCGCAAGGGGCTGCTCTATGCCTGACGCCGAGAACGCGACAGACGATCAGCAGCCGGTGGTGATCTATCGCCGGACGCGATGCCCGTGGTGCAACTCGCCGCGATGCCCCACCTACGCGCGGCGGTGGCCCACGCGGTACCACAAATGCGGTGGGTGCGGAAAAACATTCAAGAGTATCGATGAAACCACGATAACCGTACCCAATCTATGTACCGACACCCTAGCAACGCGGCCTGCTATCGCTTAAAGTATTAGTACACAATCTGTTTTTCATGGCCTGACCCGGCCGAGCTGGACATATATAGCCAGATGAGCCGGGACTGCACCTCCGGGCCGACAAAATCCCTGTGATTTTTCGGTGTGAGAGTGCGAAGCCAACGACGTTTACGTCGCTGTTTTTCGCAACTTTTACCCCGAGGAACCAACATGGACCCCACAAATATCAATATCACCGACTTGGCGGTTTCGCTCGTCGATGCCATCAAGTCCGCCAGCTCACCCGACAACTGGAAGGCCAAGGCTGCGGCGCACATCAGGGCCAAGATGCTCAAGGTCGTGGACTCCGAAGGTGCCGAACTCGACGCCGTGATGGTGATCGATCAGCTCGCCCCCACCGAGGACGAACTCAAGGCCGACGTGGAGCTCGATGAGGACAAAGAGCTCAAGGCTGACGACGAAGCCTCGGAGGAGGAGGAAACCGAGTCCGTTGCCAAGAGCCTGATGTCGCTCATTGAGGCGGGGAACCGTCGAGCCGAGCGACTCACCAACTCCAAGATCAAGGCGATCAGCGTCACGGGCGGCACCGTCCGCAACGACGACAAGGCTAAATTTGGGTTCAAGAGCTTCGGCGAGCAGGCGAAGGCGGCCGCCAACCTCGCCCTCAACAAGGGAGCGGACCAGCGGCTATTCACCAAGGCCCCCACCACATTCAGTTCCGGCAATGTCGGCGTCGATGGTGCTCACGCGATCGCCCCGGACTTCCGGGCCGAAATCCTGAGCCACATGCTCAATCAGCCCAGCATCATGCAGCGATGCCGCCAGCTCCCCACCTCCGGCAACTCGCTGGAAATCCCGGTCGATAAGACCACCCCGTGGGGCTCCGACGGACTACAGGCGTACTGGGTCGATACCGACGAGGCGCAGGCCATCACTGAGTCCAAGATCAATATGGGCAAGGCGACGATCAACCTTCACGAGCTCGCCGTTCTCGCGCCCGTCTCCAACAACCTTCTGGATGACGCGGACGTTTCCCTGTCGGCGTACCTCACCGAGTCGGCCGCCAGCCGGATCAACTACAAGATCGACGACGCGATCCTCAACGGCTCCGGCTCCGGCCAGCCGATGGGTATACGCAACTCGGGCGCTCTCAACACCGTGACCCGCGTCACCGGTGTTGGGCTCGCCATCGAGGAGATCACGAACCTGATCGGTGCCGTCCCCGCGTCCGCGCTGTCCAGCTCGGGCCTCACGTTCCTGACGCACAACACGGCGCTCCCCTACATCCTTCGGGCCAAGATCGGCGACTCGCCCATCTTTACCCCCGTCGGCGGTGGCGAAACCGCGAACGCGGTCACGGGGCGGATGTACAACATCCCGACCCTCATCCACGAGGCTGCCAAGTCCGCCGACACGGCTGGCGACCTCGGGCTCCACGACTTCAGCCAGTACCTGCTCGTCACCAAGTCGGACGGCGGCCTGAAGACCGACATCTCGATGCACTTCTACTTCGACGTGAATCACTCGGCCTTCCGGTTCATCTTCCGGGTGGGCGGCCAGCCGTGGACCAACAGCACCATCTCGCAGGCCAATGGCGGCGGCGCGGTTTCCCCGTTCGCCGAAATCGGTGCCACCTAATGCGACGGGCGGGGGCCGACCTCCGCCCGCTTTCGTTTCTTCAATCACAACCAACCCAATCATCTCAATCAACTCGGAGACATCAACATGAGCGCAAATTTATCAGCAAGCGAACAGGCAGCCGTTGTGGGGGTCATCGACCCCGACGCCACCGCCGCCAGCACCGTCACAACCGCGTGGATCAGCACGGCCAACTTCTACACCTACCTCGCCGCCGTCTTGGCGGGCGCTCTCGGCTCGTCCGCCACGGTAGACGCCAAGTTGGAGCAGGCCACCGACTCCAGCGGCACCGGTGCCAAGGACGTTACCGGCAAGGCGATCACACAGGTGACGCAGGCCGGTACCGACGGCAGTGACCAGCAGTATCTCATCAGCCTCTCGCAGAGCGAGCTGGATATTTCAGGCGGCTTCGATCACTTCCGCCTCTCGGTCACGGTCGGCACCGCCACCAGCGACGTCGGCGCTGTTGTGGTCGGCATCGGCCCCCGCTACTCGCCCGCCAGTGACGAGGACGCCGCATCTGTCACCGAGATCATCGGCTAGGGCAACCACTCGCACCAACCCCACCGGCGCGGCGCTACCGCCCGTGCCGGTGCTTATGACCTACGTCTCGATCTATTTCGTGCGGCCCTACATGGATCGCGAGCCCGGCGAGCAGGCATCGGTGGTTAAGGCGACCGCCCTTGAGCTGGTCCGCACCGGCGTTGCGTCCCTGACCCCGCCGGTGTCGGTCGAGGCCAAGGCGATCGAAACGCCCCCGGTCAACAAGGCCATCACGAAGAAAAAGGTTCGGACGAAACGCCGCTAATCGGCACCCCCACCCCGCCCCCTTGTAACCATCATGCCCACCGGCAAGCTCACCATCTCGTATCAAGGCACCGGCAACCTCTACGCTATCGTGCGCCGGATGGTTGATGGTCATGTGTGGAGTTTTTCGTCCTCGGCGTGGGAGGCGTGGGACGACGGGTCGATCGATTCGTATGACGTCCCGCTCACCAGCAAGGGCGGCGACCTGTACCAGGCGGACTTCCCGGCCAGTGTCGCGGCGGGAACGCTCGTAAAGGTCTACTACTACCAGCGCGCGGGCGGCTCGCCCGCGACCGACGACCCGATCCTCAAGGCCCCGGAGTTTGGCTGGAACGGTGTGGCGCTGGACGACTCGGAATCGGCGGGCGTTGCGGCGGGGGCATTGACCACACTCAACGGGCTCAAGCGACACCTTGGCGTCTCGCTGTCCGACACGTCACAAGATACATGGCTGGCCGAGCTCATCAACGCCGCGACGGCGAAGATCGAGAATGAAACGGGCCGGGTGTTCGCCGCGGCTGATTATGTTTTTTGGGCGCACGGGGAGACGCGGGGCGAGATCGTTTTGCCCAACTTCCCCGTCATCACCACAAACGCCGTCTCCACGTCGATCGATGACGTGATGACCGTGACCTACTCGGGCGTGGGTGTTTCCGCCACCGTAAACGTCACGGCCTCCGGTGTGGTCTTGTCCGCAATGGCGACAGACGGGACGACCGCCACATCCACGCTTTTGTTCGCCGACTACCCCTCGCGCTCCACGCTCGCCACGGCCATCACTGCCGTCTCGGACTGGTCCGCGTCGGTCACGCTGGACGGGCCATCCAAGCACATGCAGCCGCTATCGGATACCGCGCTCCGGATCCCCGTTGATGTCCGCGCCGCGTCCGCGTACGCGTCCGACGCCCACGTTGACGCCGACTTGGGAATCGTCACGCCTTACGGCCCCGCCTCGCCGTTTGACTCGGGCGTCGCGTCGTGGTGCGAGCCAATCGCTCGTCCCGCGACGGTGATGGTGGATTATCGGGCGGGGTACGAGACGATCCCGGCCGACATCGACCAGCTAGCCCGCGAGTTCGCCGCCCAGCTCTACTTCCTCGCCGGGCAGGATACGTCGGTGCAGTCCGAGTCGCTGGGATCCTACTCGCGATCGCTCGCCACGCAGGTCCAGATCACCGAAGACACGCGGCTCAGCCGCTACAGCAAGGTGGTGATGTCGTGAGGGTCGCCAGCCGCACACCCAAGCACCTATTCACCGATCGGATCACGATCGAGCGGTTGTCGCGGACGTATGACGCGAGCCGCACGCCGATCGAGTCGTGGGCCGCGCGAGTCGAGGCGGTCCCGGCCGCGATCCAGCCGATGAGCGGGTCGGAGTCGGTGCGCTACGGCCGCGAGGCAACGCGCCGGATGTACAAGGTTTTTGTGGGTCCGGGCCTAGACATCAGCGAGTCGCTGGATCGCGTCGTGTTCACGGACGCGGGTGGGGCGTCTCACACGCTGAATATCGTGGAGGCCAGCGACCCCCTAAACGCCACGGTGCTCAGCGCCATCGTGTGTGAGGAGGCCGCCTGATGCCGCGCGACACCAACAAATCGGGGCGGGCGAGGCTCTACGATCGCATCCGCGCGAACCGGGTTGTCGCTCTGGTCGCCGCCGCCGTGGTGTTTCAGGGCGAGCTCAAGATCACGCTCACAAGCGGGAAGGGCGACGGCACACCGTCAAAGCCCGGACAGCCGCCCGCGACGCAGACCGGCACGCTACGCCGAAGTATACAGGTCGACGATACCGACGCGACTGGCAGCGCCCCCCTTGTGCGCGTCGGTACGAATCTCATTTACGGGCGGGTTCACGAGTTCGGCAATCTCACCCACCCGGCGCGGCCGTTCATGCGCCCAACGCTCCCCCGGGCGCGGCCGCGGATGCTCAAGGCCGCCGCGAAGAACTGGGGTGCGGCATGAGCCAGGCACTCATCGAGGGATTCATCAACAGGCTCGTGGCCGATACCGCGTCCGGTTCGTTTTATGACGACCTCGCCGGGCGGATATACGAGCTGCAAGCGCCGCAGGACTTCGCGCTCCCGCTCTGCGTGGTGACGCTCGTGAGCGACCCGCCCGAGCTGACGTTTGAGGACGACGGCGGCGACACGTTCCGGGGCCGCGTGCAGGTCGATCTGTACGGCGATCGCGGCGCGGGTGTCGCGGCGCTGGGTGCCATCAACACAAAACTGTTCGCCGTCCTGCACAGCCAGGAAATCGCCGTGTCTGGAATGACCGGCGGTGAGGCCGCGTGCATCGAGCGCGGGGTGCGAACCATCGAAGAAGACGCTTACCGAATCCGGTCGGAGTGGAACGTCCACGCCACCGCAGTTACCGCATAACACAACAAAGGAATCACGTTATGGCAAAGAAAATTATCTCAGGGGCCGATGGGGCCGTGGCGCTGCCAACCGGCTTCAATCTCAAATTCGCCACATGGTCGGCGACGGCCAACTACGGCGTGGCCGACACGACCGGCTTCGGCGATGCGGGCTACACCGCCAGCGAGGCGACGGTCGCCAGCATGACGGGATCGGCGTTCGGGTATGTCGAATACGACGATACGAGCTCCGCCCCCATGCCCGCGCTCGGCAGCACGTTCGACCCCAGCAGCGTCGTGGGTGCCGGGACGATCACCGCTATCACGGGCTGCACCTACGGCGGCGACATCCTCGTCACCGACATCACCTTCTCTCGCTCGTCCAAGCCCGGCGTTGTGATGGAGGCGACGTACAACTTCACGTTCACCGGCGCGATCACGCGAACCTGGGACGAGACCGGAGCCTAAATCATGCCGCATGAAGACGATCCTATCGGTTTCGATAACGCGCCCGAGTCGGTCGTGGATGTTTCGGCGGTCATCGGTTTCGGCGATGAGCCGGAGCCGGAAGCGGCACCCGATGAGACGCCCCGCCCGTCACACGTCCACGTCTACGTCGTCAAGGGGTATGGCGCTTACACGGCGTCGTGCCCCCAAGCGGGCGCAGAGATCAAGGCCGCGACCCGAGCCGATGCGATCAACGGATGCGTGGCGCTCGTGGTTCGGTGCTCGGCGTGGTCAGCAGATCAGCCCGTTAAGGACGCTGAGGTTCGACTCATCAAAATATAAGGAGTCCCCGCATGGACATGATTGAAGCGACAGCCGGGCCGATCGTGGTATCCGAGGGCGGTGTCGAGACAAGGTTCCCCCGTCTGACGATGGCGGAGCTTGGCGAGATGCTGGGTGATCTCCGCGCGGCCCGGATCGACGAGGCGATGAAGCTGGCGGAAAAACACAAGGTTCCCGCGCTCGAAAAAACCGTGATGCTCGACCGGCTCGTCTGCAAGCCCTACGGCCTGCACGACGGGCAGAGCTATGCCATGACCCTCGCGGGCGCGGCCGAGACGCTGCGACGCAGTATAGCCAAAGGCGAGGGGCTTGAGGTGCCGGAGCTACCCCCGCGCGTGGCGATCGAGGTGGCCGCCGAGCTTTGGGGCTACCGCCTCGAGTCGTCAAAAAAAAAGCAGGTGACGGATGCGGCGGCGGCGAGTCCAGCGACGACTGGGGAATCATCGCCGCCGCCATCGAAAAGAACTACCCCGGCCGACGATTCGCCGACATGACCCCGCGCGAGGTATTCGCGTGGATTAGCCGGCTGGGCGACCTCCGGCCATCCGACCCGAACGACCACGCCGCGGCGGTCGAGAAACAGATGCGGGCAACCAACCGCGACAGGTGGACCTAACTTTGGCAGACTCAGAATCCGAAAAACTAGGCGAGCTTTATTACGAGCTCTCGATGAAGTCGGACAAGCTCGCGGCCGACATAGCCGACGCTGACCGGAAGGTCGAGCGGGCGAGCAAGTCGTGGGACGACGCGTCCGCGGTGAACATGCACCTCGACATGCGGGACATCGATGGCGAGATCAAGGCGGCGCAGGCCAAGCTGGACGCCGCGGACCTGAAGGCGAAGATTGATGTCGATGGCGGCGCAGAAGGTGGCGTGGGTGGCGCTGGTGGGGGGGCTGGTGCGGCCGGGCGCGGGGTAACCGCGACGATCGATCCCGACTTTGACGAGGCGGCGCTGGATGCGGAGATTGACGCGGCGCAGGCCCGGCTTGACGGCGATGTCCTCAAGGCCGACGTGCGGATCATCTCGGCCGACTTCGACCGGCAGATCGCGCGGGCGACATCGGGCGAGCGGAAGATCCAACTCGAAAAGCTAAAGACGCTCAAGATACAGGAGCGGATCAACCAGAAGGCCGCGGCGAACCCGATGGGCGGGCTCGTCGGTGCCGCGTTCAAGGCCGTGGCCGTGATGGGCGCGGTCGAGCTGTCTCTTGGCGCGGTGAACGTGCTGTCGGACGTCTTCAGTGGGAACATGGAGGACGCGGCGGAGGCGATCAAGAACATGCCTGCGGGGATCGGGCCGGTCGCCCGGCAGCTTGAGGCGGTGCTGGGGACCGTGACGGGTTGGCGTGAGGAGATCGACCGGATCGAGCGGGCGAACCGATCAATGGAGCTTGCGGGGCAGACGCAGTATCGGATCACGCGGCAGCGTCTTGACCTTGAGAAACAGATTCGTCGCGAGGTCGAGGCGGTCGCGCAGGCCGTGGCGCTGGCGTCGGAGCCGGACGCGGTGAAGCGTGACGTGATCGCCTTTGAGTTCGACCAGAAGAACACGGAGACGGCGGCGGAGGACAAGGCGGCGGCGCTACGCAAGCAGGCGGAGCCGACCAAAGAGAATAAGGAGGAACTTGCGGAGTTGCTGGCGGAGCGGGATCGGCTTAGGAAGGAGGTCGCGGACCGACAAGGCCGCGTCGCGTCAGATGACGTTGCCGACATGAACGTGTTTAGCGGAAGCAAGGCTCACAACCTTGATCTTGGCCCCATCCGTGCGGACGACGAAAAACTGGCGGAGTTGCAGGCGGCCTTAGAAAATCAGGTCGCAAAAATCCGCAACATACAGGACGCGCAGAACGAGCTGAAGCAGGCGGCGCGGGAGGCCGAGCAGGTCGTGACGGCCACCAAGGAGCTGGTGGCGGCCAACATCGGGGCGCGGCAAAACGCCATCAACCAGGAGTCCATCGAGGTCATTCAGGAGCTGTCGTTCCGGGTGGATGTCATGGGCATGGAGCGGGCCGAGCGAGAGGTTGCGGACGCCCGGCGCGAGTTCGCCGAGCTGACCGCGATCGCGGACGACATGGCGACGGCGGGCGCGACAGAGGCGGACGTTGCGACGGTTCGGGAGCTTGCCGACACGGGTCTTGCCGCCCGCCTCGCGCAGATCAAGGACGAGACGCGCGAGGAGATCGAGGCCCGACAGCGATCTATCGAGCAGATCGAGGCGGCCATCAAGGTTACGAATCTCCGGCTCGAAGGCCGTGACGACGAGGCCCGCATTGCCGAGCTTCGCGCCTCACTCCAGCGTGAGGTTGACGCGACCGAGGACGCGGAGGAGAAGAAGCAGCGGGCGATTCTGGCGACCCTTCGCATCCGCGAGGAGCAGGCCCGCATCGACACCGACCGGGCCGACCGGACGGATGATGTCGCGTCCAGCATCCGGCAGGCAACGCTTGAGCTTGAGGGCCGCGAGGCCGAGGCCAAGATCGAGCTTTTGGCGCGGGGTTTTGACCGGCGGATCGAGGCGGCGCGGAAGGCGGGTGACGCCGAGCTTGCCGGTCAGCTTGAGGAGCTGAAGGGGTTACAGGTCGCTATCTCGGAGGGGCGTAAGAATGACCGTGAGCAGGCCGAGAAGGACGCGGACGCGGCACGCAAGGCGGCAGAGGAATCGCAGGCTGGCGGGGTGGCGTTTGATGCGGCCACGCAACTGACCACGGCCGACTTCCTCGCCCCCGACCCCGTTCTCCCGCCCGGCGGCGACGCGCAGATCGACACGCCCGGCGCAGTCACCGAAACCGTCGACGCGACACAAACGCCACCGCCGCATCCCGACGTTGTACTCGAATTGCCACCCGACCCCGAGATGGTTTTCGATGCGCCCGAGATCACGAACGACACGCCCGGCGCAGGTACTGAAACCGCCGACGCGACACAAACTCCACCGCCGCATCCCGATGTTGTACTCGAGTTGCCACCCGACCCCGAGATGCCGCAGCCAGATGTTGTACTTGAGTTGCCACCCGCGCCCGAGATGCCCCAGCCAGATGTTGTACTCGAATTGCCACCCGACCCCGTTCTCCCGCCCCGCGACGACGCACAGAACGACACGCCCGGCGCAGGCACCGAAACCGCCGACGCGACACAAACGCCACCGCCCCAGCCCGATGTTGTACTTGAGTTGCCACCCGACCCCGAGATGCCCCAGCCCGATGTTGTACTCGAATTGCCACCCGTGCCGGAGATGCCCCAGCCGCCGGAGATGGTTTTCGATGCGCCCGAGATCACGATCGACACGTCCGCAATGGCTGAAGCGATCGGCCATCTTCGCGGGACGCTTGAGCCCGTCGGCGCGGGCGGCGAGGCGGGGGCGAGCAACGAGGTGGAGGTGGTGGGCAAGGCGGAGGAGCACTTGCGGGGCATCCTTCGAGAGCTCCAGTCGGGCGGGTATGAACTTGTGAGGGTGACGTAATGGCGGTGAAGCTGGACATTATCGAGGGGACGCGAATCCGGGAGGTCAACGGCCGGATCGAGGAGCTGGTGCGACGCGTGTATGTCAGCGGGGTGACCGGCGACGCATCAGCCCGCGGCTACGGAATCATGAACGCTACGGGCGTCCCGGCTTACGGCGAAGATCACCCAAACAACGACGATGGAGACGCAACATGGCCGGACTACAAAGGGCTTGTCGTCGTCGACCGCAACCTTGTGCGTGCCGAGGGTGCTGGCGAGGGGTTTGTCGACGTCACTTATGGCCGTCGAACGATTGGCGGCGGGGCGACTACGGATAACCCGACCGAGATTTCGGTGGGCTCGGCGTTGCGGAGCGTGCCGACGTTTCGGGACCGGACGGGCGCGGCGATCCTCGTGTCGAAGACCGACGGGGGGACCGAGGACCAGGAACTCCGGGCCGGGATACAGTGGCTGCGCCCTCAGACCACTTTTTCCTTTACGCGCATCGAGCAAACAACAACGCCGGGCGCGATCGCCGTCACCTACACCGGCAAGGTCAACTCCGCGACGTTTCAGGGCCTGGCCGTGGGCCTCGTGATGTGTACAGGTTGCCCGTCCCGCCTGCTCGATAACGACGACAACTACGAGATCACCTACCAGTTTGAGTTCAGCCCAAACGGCTGGCACAACAACGGCAACGCGGCCTATCAACGGCCCGGAGACAACCGGTTTGTGAGTGGCACACAAAAGAACGTAGACCTTTACGAAACCGCAAACTTTAACGCCCTGAACTTTAGCTAATGGCTGGAGACAACCGAAAATTCCCGACGGCGAGCCCCGGCAGCACGGTTGTGCTGAGCGGCGAGATATACAACCGCATCATCGATTCGCTCGCCGCGTCCATCTCGGGCGACGGTGACGCGATCTCCGTGACGCACCGGGGCGGGCAGATCGTCGTTGCCTATACGGGTCCACCCCCGCCGCCGTCGTTCGCGATCTTCGCCGTCGCGCTCTCTGTCTCCGGCGGCTCGGCGGGAGACGCCGACAATACGACCAGCTTTGTTTATGACGTGGACGATCTGGCCGGCAACGCGCTGGGGACGGACATGTCGCCGGTCAAGCCGCGTATACCAAAAACGGAGCACGTCGCGGGCGTAGTGGGGGTTGGTTATTACGGGGCGGATGGCGAGTTCG